GTTGAGTGAATTCGTGTACACGCGCACCTACGCGCGCTGGCTGGAGGACCAGAAGCGCCGCGAGACGTGGCCCGAGACCGTCCACCGCTACGTCAGCTACATCTTCAAGGACAAGCCCGTGCCGCACGGGCTCCGTGAGAAGACCGAGAAGGCCATCCTCGACTTCGACGTGCTGGGGTCGATGCGGGCGCTGTGGTGCGCTGGTCCTGCGATGGACCGCGACAACGTGTGCGGGTACAACTGCTCGTTCCTGCCCGTGGACAACCTCCGGGCGTTCAGCGAGGCGCTCTACATTCTCATGCAGGGGACGGGCGTTGGCTTCTCCGTCGAGCGGACGTTCACCGACAACCTCCCGGTGATCGCTGCTCCCACGAACGACACCATCGACTACATCATCCAAGACTCGACCGAAGGCTGGGCGGACGCCGTGTACTTCGGGATGGTGCAGTACCACCTCGGGCACCGGGTCAACTGGAACTACTCACTCATCCGGGCGAAGGGCGAACGCCTCCACACCAAGGGCGGGCGGGCCAGCGGGCCGGAACCCCTCAAGCGGGTGCTGGACTTCGCCGGGGAGACCATCGCCAAGGCGGCGGGGCGTCGCCTCAAGCCCGTCGAGGCGCACGACATCATGTGCATGATCGCGGAGATCGTGATGGTGGGTGGCTTCCGCCGCGCGTCCCTCATTTCGTTCAGCGACGTGGACGACGCCGAGATGCGTGACGCCAAGGATTGGTCGAAGGGCACCTTCCCGTCCATCCGTTACATGGCGAACAACAGCGCCGTGTACCTCGACCGCCCCACCGAGGAGGTGTTCTGGCGCGAGTGGGACTCCCTCGCCAAGTCGGGTTCGGGCGAGCGGGGCTTCTACATCGTCAGCCCGAAGAACGTGGCCAAGCGCGGCGGGGAGTTCCGTAGCAACCCCTGCGGCGAGATCCTCCTGCGCTTCAAGCGGGCGACCGACCCGTGGACGGGCGAGGGGGGCGGCGGACAGTTCTGCAACCTCACCGCTGCCGTGATGCGCCCGCACGACACGCTGGAGACGATGTCCGAGAAGGTCCGCACGGCGGCTTGGCTCGGCGTGATCCAGTCCAGCTACACGCACTTCCCGTATCTCCGTCCTGCTTGGAAGGAGCTCTGCGACGAGGACCGACTTCTCGGCGTGGACATCACCGGGCAGTGCGACAACCCGGCGCTCTCGGGCGACGAGGACGCGATGACGTACTTGAACGCCATCGCCCGTTCGACGGCCCTCATCGCGGCGGACGCCCTCAAGCAGAACCGCCCTGCGGCGATCACCTGCGGCAAGCCCTCGGGGAACTCGTCGCAGTTCGTGGACTGCGCCTCGGGGTTCCACACCCGGTACGCCAAGTACTACCACCGCCACGTTCGCATCTCGTCGAAGGACCCGCTGTACCACCTCGTCCGCGACCAAGGCGTGCCGCTGTTCAAGGAGAACGGGCAGGAGAACTTGGAGGACGACGCCGTGGACGTGTGGGTCGCCCGCTTCCCGGTGAAGTCCCCCGACGGTGCCAAGCTCCGCGAGCACGAGAAGGCGCTGGAGCAACTGGAGCGGTACCGCCAGATCATGCGGACGTGGTGTGGCGACAAGGGCCACAATCAGTCCGCCACCGTCTACGTCCGCGAGGAGGAGTGGCGGGAGGTGGGCGAGTGGCTCTGGAAGAACTTTGACGAGGTGACGGGCCTGTCGTTCCTCCCCTACGACCCGACCAAGTACCGCCTCGCCCCCTACGTCGAGATCACCGAGGAGGAGTACCGCGAGTCGCAGCGGACGATGCCCGCCGTGGACTTCACCCTGCTCACCCACTACGAGACCCGTGACGAGGGCGACGGTGCCCGTGAAGCCGCCTGCGTCGGTGGCGTGTGTGAGATTTGACCCTCTGATCCAGAAATGACGAAGGCCGGGACACCTTGCGGTGCCCCGGCCCTCTTCGTTCCGACCCGGTGGGTTCAGACGCTCTTGAGCGCCGACATGAACTCGTTGTGGGCCTTCTCGACCTTCTTGCCGCTGCCGAAGATCACGTCGGTCGCCGTCTTGGCGATCTGGATGATCTTGTCCCAGCCGTTCTTGATGTAGTCGCGGAACTTCGACAGGACGCTCACGATGCTGAACGCCTGCTTCTGGGCAGCGGTCTTGCTCGGGGACGCCTCGCGGGCCTCCAGCACGAAGCCGTCGAGCGACACGCGCATCGACTTGTGCTGCTCTTGGAGCGACTCGTTGGTGGTCATGATGAAGTCGGCCACTTCCTTGCCGTACTTCTCGGTCACCGCCGCGAGCATCTGCTCCTGCACGGAGTTGAGGGTGCCCTTGACCGCCACGACCTTGAGCTTCGCCTGCGCCTCGACGAGCGCGGTCTTGCGCTCGATGATGACGTTGCCCTGCGCCTCCAAGTTCTCCTTGTAGGCGTCCTTGATCGCCTCGACGGCGTCCTTGTAGGTCTTGTCGGCTTCCTTCAGACGCTTGAGGAGGTCGCCCGCCACCGCGTCGATCTCCGCTTGGATGGTCTTGAGGTGCGTCTCCGCAGCCGACAGGTCACGAATCTGGTTCGTGAACCCATCGTAGCCCTGCACCAGCACCGTGGGCATCTTCGACGCGGCGGTGCGGAGGGCCGTCTCGGCCTCCTCCTCGCGGAACAGGTGGGCGATGGCGCGACGCTTGGGGTCTCCCTTGGGGAGGCTGTTGGCAACACGCAGGAGCTTGATCTTCAGATCCGACATTGAACTACCTCGTCTGTGGATGTTCGCCCGCAACCAGACGGGCATCACTCTGGCGCGGTTATAGCCTCTCCAACCGGGCGTAACATCACTCATGCCTCCGACCAAGCCTTCCGCGACCTATTTTTCGGGTCGCGTCCACACGATCAACTTCTCAAACGAGGCCAAAGCCTTCTACGTCCTCCGCATGACCCTCGACGCCGAGTCCGTGCAGGACGAGTCCATCGTCACCGTGCGGGGGGACATCCCCGGCGTGAAGATCGCCGTCGGGACGTGGTTCGGGTGGGAGGGTGTCTGGGACGACCACCCCAAGTACGGGCGGCAACTCAAGATCACCCGTGCCCCGGTGCTGAAGTCCGGGTGGGACGAGGTGACGTGCGAGAAGGTTCTGGTGTCGCAGGGCATCGGCAGTTCCATCGCGGCCAAGCTCCGTGAGGCTTTCAAGGGCGACATGCCCGCCGCCCTCTTGGACCCGGAGCAGATCAAGGCGGTCCCGGGGATGACCACGTTCATCGCGGAGCTCGTCGTCCACAAGTGGCGCACGGCCACGGCTTTGTTCCGCACGCTGGACTTCTTGGGTGACCTCGGGCTCCCGCAGGGGAAGGTGCGCCAAGTCTGGAGTCAGTTCGGGGACGAAGCCCGCGACGTTCTCTCCACCAACCCGTGGTCGCTGCTGGAGATTGACGGGGTGACGTTCTCGGACTGCGACACCGTGGCCCAGCGCCTCGGGCTGGACTGCTCCCCGTCGAACATCAACCGGGTGAAGGGGGCGGTGCTCCATGCGGCCAAGTCCAGCAAGGGGATGGGGCACCTGTACCTGTCGTCGGGAGAACTCCTCGGGGCGGTGCGTCCCCTCGACCCGCTCATGACCGACCGGGACATCGCCGTGGGCCTCAAGGCTCTCATCGAGGAGGACCGGGTGGTGGTGGACCGCACGCAGCCGGGGCTCACGGCCATCTACGACCCGTGGGCCTACGAGACGGAGTGCGAGTCCTCTCGCATCCTGTTGGAGCGAGTCACCACCGCTGCCATCCCTCCCGACCGTGCCGCCCAGTACGCGAAGTCTCTCCTTGGCGAGGAGGTGCCGGGGGTCACTCTCCGCGAGGCCGGGGTCCAGTACCTCTCCAAGGTGGGATCGAACCTCGGCATCGCCCTCTCCCCCATGCAGACGGAGGCGGTGCTCAACGCCCTCACCGAGTCCGTGTCCATCATCACGGGCCTCCCGGGCTCGGGCAAAACGACCTCCCTCCGCATGGCCCTCACCCTGCTCCACGAGGCGGGGATTGTTCCGTTGGTCGTGGCTCCGACGGGCATCGCGGCGAAGCGGGTCGCCTCCGTCACCGGGGTCACTGCCAGCACCATCCACCGGGCGTTTGAGGCCCGGGGCATCACCGTCGAGGACGGGCGTGAGTCAACCTACGCGGGGGTGGTAGGTGAGCGTGGGGACGCCCCCGTGTCGGACGGCTCTGGCGAGGAGTGGGGGTTCGGACCCAAGTACCCTCACACCGCCGAAGTGGTGGTCATCGACGAGTCGAGCATGGTGGACCAAGCACTTCTCTACCGGGTGCTGACGTGTACCAGCCCGGACTGCCGACTGGTGTTCGTCGGAGACGCCGCGCAGCTACCCTCGGTGGGCGCGGGCAACGTACTCCGCGACCTCCTCGCATCGGGGCGGTTCCCGACCGTGGCCCTCACGGAGATTTTCCGCCAAGCAGATACCTCACCCATCGTGACGGCGGCGCACGACATCTACCACGGGCGCGTGCCCGAAGCCCCCCTTCAGTCGGACTTCCGTCTGTTCCCGCTGGCTGACGAGGAGGAGGTGCTGAAGCTCGTGCTGAAGCTGTCCGAGAAGCTGTACACGCAGCGGGAAAACTTCCAAGTTCTCTCCCCCCGGCACGCTGGCACCCTCGGTGTCACCAATCTCAACACTCGTCTCCGGGCGATCCTCAACCCCGCCCAGCACGGGCTCCCCGAGATGACCGTGGACGGTGAGGTGCTCCGTGAAGGCGACCGGGTGATCGTCAGCAAGAACGACTACAAGCTCGGAGTGTTCAACGGCGACGTGGCCAAGGTCAATCGGATCGACAAGAAGGCCAAGATCATCCAGATCAAGATCCACGGCCCGCCCGTGGTGATGGTCTCCATCCCGTTCTCCGAGGCTGGCAAACTTCTCCGTCTGGCCTACGCCGTGACGGTCCACCGCTGCCAAGGGCTTGAGTACGACGTGGTGGTGATGCCCTTGGTGGAGAGCTTCTCTCACCAACTCCAGCGCAACCTCTTCTACACGGCCATCACCCGCGCCAAGAAGAAGGTGCTGCTGGTGGGCACCTACCGTGCGATAGAGCGTGCGGTGCTCAACAACCGCGAAGATGCTCGGAACACGTTGTTCGCGGCCCGTCTGCGAGCGTAAGGGTCCGTGAGAGGACACACACATGAGCAACGACGAGCTTCGGGCATTGGTGCAGAGGGTCAAGGCGGGGTTGAAGATCACGAAGGTGGTCGCCACCCGTTCCATCAAGGGCAAGGCGGGCGACACCTTCGTGGGCTTCTCTGCCGCGTGGAACTCCGTGCAGGAGGATGGCGGGCAGGGGCTCGTCAACGCGATGGACGAGGGCGAGGAGGCCCAGTCCGCCACGGGGATGACCATGCAGGAGGGCATCGTCGCCAGCATCCTCCTCGCCCGCGAGGCCGACATCGCTGCGTACCGTAACGCGGCGGCGAGCGGGAACGTCTCGCAGTCCTACGCGGACAGTGCCATCGCGGCCATCCGCGCCAACTACAGCAAGATGCTGGTGCAGGCTCTCGGTGATGGCAACAAGTGACCCAGCCCTCGACCCCTCGCACATCGAGGGGCTGTACACCTCCCTCGGTGAGATGCAGGTGGAGCTCGACGCGGACCCCTTGGAGCTCGGCCCCAAGCGTCTGAACGAGAAGATCGCCCTGTGCCGGGGGATGCTCTCCCGGTGCGAGAAAATCTTCCTTGACGTGTCCCAGACGCTTCATCGCTACAAGCGGGAGCTCCGGGGCGCGTCGGCGGACTTCAAGCTCCAGATGCGTGAGCTCCTCACCAACGACCCCGAGGTCCGCATGGGGCGCAACGTGACCGACCGCGAGGCCATCGCGGCCAACCGCCTACGGGCAGAGGCCGAAGAAATCGACCGTCTCACGGCGTGTGTCGAGGACTTGGCGGCGGTTCTCACGGTGGTCCGCACCAAGAGGGCTGACCTCAAGGACATCCAAGGGCGACTCAAGGACCAACTCAAGGTCTGCCAAGAGGAAATCTCTCTTGGTGGCCGCTGGGGGCGATCTCTCCCGACGTTCCGCCGCGCTCCCGACCACGCTGGCGACTCGGTGAACGCGCTCTTGGGCGAGCTCGTCAAGAAGTCCGAAGCCACGGAGGAGACGGAGGAGCTCCCCGACACGGTCGAGCCCTTGGCTCCCGCGTCCCTCCCCGACTTCCAAGGAGACGCTTCCGCTCCGACGGATGTGGTACTGGACGCCCTGCCCGACAACCCGACCGACGATGTCCCTGTCGTCCGTCACCCCGACGAGTCTGTCTTCACCGACCAGAGCATCGACGACATTCTGAACTCTCTCTGAAAAAAAATCGCTGGGGTGCCCACCACGGGCGTAAGACCCCCTGCGAGCACTGTCCCCCAACCAACTGACCAAGCTCGCAAGAAGGAAAACGACAATGAGTGGCTACATGGATATCGGTTTCGGCGTCAACGACTCCAACATCGGAGTCAAGGGCAAGCGGTTCAAGGCCAAGGAGGGCGAGACGTACCGCGTCAGCTTCGTCTGGTGGCCCGGTCTGGAGGAGGGCAAGCCCGACCTCAACGCCACGACCCCGCGCTTCATCGGCGCGAAGCGCCTGTACATCCAAGGCGTCGGCTACTTCATCAGCAAGAGCCCGGAGTACGAGCGCCTCGCGGGGGGTAACGCGAAGATCTACGTCGGCACCATCATCTGCAAGTGGCCCACGGACAGCCGGGGCAACCTCGACAAGGCCCGGTTCGCCAACGGCGATTTTGAGATCAACTCGTGGGTGATGTCGGTGGACAAGTACCGCGCCATCGAGGCCCGCCACAAGGAGTTCCCGCTGGGCGAGCACGACCTCACCCTCGCTTGCACGGACACGCAGTTCCAGAAGATCGACATCTCGCCGTGCCGTGAGAGCCTGTTCCGCAAGATCGTCGAGAAGGACCCGGCTCGGGCGGCTTCGATCATCGCGGAGGCGACGGCGGTCGCCAAGGAGCTCCCCCGCGACCTCGCCCAAGACCTCACCCTCGACCAGATCCGCGAAAAGATGGGCAAGGGTGGGGCGTCCCCCGTCGCCCACAGCGGCACCACGTCGAGCACCAGCGCCGACTTCGACGGGATGCTGGACGACATCCTCAAGTGATCGGGTGGTGATGACCCGTCGAGCGGGCAGCGCACCGCTCTAAACCCTCATCACGCACGAAGGCTCGGTGGTTCGCCACCGGGCCTTTCGCCTATCTAGGAGACGCCATGCTGATCCTCGGCCTCGACCCCTCCCTCACCAACTACGGCTGGGCGCTGCACGACTCCTCGGCCACGGGCAAGGCGCGGTGCATTGACCGTGGGCGGTACTCAACCCCCGCCGACATGACCTTCGTGGACCGCTACACGTTCATGCGGGACACGCTGCGGGGGCTCATCACTTCTCTGCGCCCCGACCGGGTGGGGATCGAGAGCCCGTTCTTCGGCGGGACGTTCAGCGAGGGGATGTACGGGCTGTTCCTGTACTCCAACGAGGCCCTCAAGCTGGAGCGCAAGGACGTGGTGTTCTTCTCGCCGCTCCAAGTGAAGGCGCACGCCCGCGAGTCCCTCGGTCGCCCGGACAAGTGGAAGATGCTGAAGCCCGACATGGTCGCGGCGGTGAAGCACGACCTCGGGGGCGGCAAGAACGTCAACCACACCGAGGCTGACGCCTACTTGGTGGGTCGCCTAGCGGGGCGGTTCTGGACCTACCTCGACGGGAGCCTCCCAGAGACCGACCTCACTGCCGAGGAGCGTAAGCTGTTCGCAGAAGTCCACACCTACTCCCGGGGCAAGAAGGCCGGGAAGACCGAGAAGAAAGGGCTGATTTACCGTGAAGAGGACAGGTTCTTCCGCTGGTCGCAGATTGGTTCCCGTGAAACCCCATAACCTTTTGATCCTCCTACACAGCACCCTGCGCTACTCCCTTGGACGCATGACCTACATGCCGGGGCTGATCCAAGATCTCATCAAGCAGTACCGGGAGGTGTTCACCAACGAGATGCTCCGTCAGTTGGCCGACGAGATCGACGACGAGCACCGCATCCGTGGCGGGAAGCTCGGGATGGACTTCGACACCCGTGACTGGCTGGCCTTCCGAGATTGGTTGCGGGAGACCGCCGACGCGGGCGTAACGCTCTCGTTTCAACCCGCTCAACCGCCCGCTCAACCCAAGGAGTAGCTCATGGCCGCAGCCAAGAAGTCCGCAACCTCCCCCGCCAAGACATCCGCTCTCACCCGCGCCCGTGGCGCGATCAAGACCGTCCTCAAGGAAGACCCCACGGTCCCGCTCTCCGAGGACCTCCTCAAGCAGTCCACCCCGCACATCCCCACGGGAAGCATCATCGTTGACTGGGCCATCGGCGGGAAGATCAACAAGTACGGGATCGCCCCGTGCCCCGGCATCCCCCGTGGCCGCATCACCCAGTTGTACGGAGAGAACTCGGCGGGCAAGACCACGCTGGCTCTCACCATCGCCGCCAGCGTGTGTGCGGCGGGCGGCACCGTTGCGTACATCGACTGGGAGCACGAGGTGGAGCCCCGCTACGCCAGCACCCTCGGCGTGCCCATCTCCGACGAGTCCCGCTTCAGTCTCATCCAGCCCGACACGCTGGAGGACGGGATGAAGATCATGGCCGTGATGATCCACGAGGGCGTGGACCTCATCGTTCTCGACTCCGTGGGCGCAGGCAAGCCCGAAGCACAGATCAACCGGGAGGTGTCGGAGATCGGTGACCAGACGCGCGTGGGCATCGTCGCCTCAAAGTGGTCCGAGTACCTCCCTCAAGTGAAGGCGATGATGTCCAAGTCGCAGACCACCATCCTCGCCATCTCGCAGCTTCGCAAGACGATCAACACGATGAGCGGTGGTCCCGACAGCGCCCCGCAAGGCGGCGATGCGTGGAAGTTCTACACCAGCGTCCGCATGAAGCTGCGGGTCTACCAGAAGGAGAAGGCCAAGCAGTTCGACCCGCTCACGAACAAGCTGGAGGAGAAGGTGGTGGGAACCATCGTCATGCTCAAGCTCGACAAGTGCAAGGTCAGCGACTCGGTGAACAACGAGTTCAAGTTCTACCTCAAGTCGGGCGTGGGCATCGACAACACCCGCTCGGTGGTCGAGCTCGCGATCAACCACAAGATCATCAACAAGTCCGGGGCGTGGTACTCGTGGCCGACGGGTCCGAAGGGTGAGGTCCGTGGGCAGGGCATGGACGCCCTCCTCAAGTCCATCAACGAAGACCCCAAGAACCTCCAGACCCTCTTCTCGCAGGTGACGCCCAAGCTCATGCAGGTCCCCCCCGCCACCGTCGTCGAGGAGGGTGACACCACGGACGGCGAGCTCGACGAGCTCCTTTCTTCCGTCCCCGGCGTAAAGGCTCCTGTCGCCGTCGAGAGCGAAGACTGATAGGAGCGGGTGATGACGGTCAAGATCCGGGTGCGGGACTTCCAATCCATCGAGGATGCCGAGATCGAGGTCTCGGGTCTGACCGTCATCACGGGCCAGAACAACACGGGCAAGAGCGCCATGCTCCGGGCCGTCCACGGCGCGTTCACCAACGCACGGGGCACCAAGTACGTCCGTTACGGCAAGGACCAGTGCCGAGTGGACGTGACGTTCGGTGACGGGCGCTCACTCTCGTGGGAGAAGGGCGAGAAGGTCAACCGCTACACCGTGGACGGCAAGGTGCTGGACAAGGTGGGCTCGGGCGTCCCCGTGGAGGTGGAGTCCTTCGGGGTGGTCCCGATCACCGCCGCTGGCCGGGAGGTGTGGCCCCAGTTCGCCCAGCAGTTCACCGGGCAGGTGTTCCTCCTCGATCAACCGGGTTCCGTTCTCGCGGAGTCCGTAGCCGACGTGACGCGGGTGGGGGTGCTCAACGAGGCCCTGCGGAACACCCAGAGCGACAAGCGCACGCTGGCCTCGGAGCTCAAGGTCCGCCTCGGAGACGTGGCCCGGTACGAGGCACAGGATGCCAGCTATGCGGGGCTGGACGACGTAGAGGCTCTCGCCCAAGAGGCCGAAGCCCTCGACGCCCTCGTGGCCGACCTCCGTCGCCAAGACGACGAGACCCGTGCCCTCCACGACGCGCACCTCTCCCTGTCTCTGACCGCATCCAACCTCCGTCCCGTTCGGGACGTGGGGGTGCCCGACGGGGTGGCGGACATCCGCACGGGGCTCGCCGCGCTCGACGAGGCTCGGGAGCTCCAAGCCAAGCTCGGGGAGGTCACCCGGGTCATCGAAGTTCTCGCCCCCGTGGCTGGCATCACGGTCCCCGACGAAGCCGACGCCACCCGCGTCCGCAAGGTGTCAGACGCCATCGCCCTCCTCACCGACCTCCGCGACAGGATGGAACCGTTCGCGGCGGCGGTCGAGCACGGGGAGGGTCTTCGTGCCGCCGTGGCGGTCCCTCTCCCCGACCCGGAGGCCATCGCCAAGGGGATCGCGGGGCTGGCCGACTACCAAGCGTTGCAGGAGGCCCTCGCCTCCCGGGCCAAGTCCTTCTCGGAGACCACCCGCGAGCTTCATCGCACCACGGAGGAGTACGAGAAAGCCGTCCATGAGGTGCAGGAGATCCTCGGGGATGCTGGTAGTTGCCCTATCTGCGGCCATGCTTGAAAGGTGGTCGCATGAAGAGGCTGCTCCCGCTCGTCTTGTTCGTCATGTCCTGCCGTCCCTGCCAACAGACCGGGACCGTCACTCCTCAATCCGGGTCGTGCGTCAACGGCACTTCGACGTGCCTCAACGGCCATCCCTACGTCTGCGGCGGCAACCTCTGGCGTCCCGTCGGGACCGTCGGTAGCTGTTCGGCCTCGGGCGGCATGTGCTGCCTCGACCCGGCGACGGGCGTCCATGCCTGCCTCCCCCAAGACCGCTGCGCCCCCACCACCTCGGGAGGTAACTGACCATGACCGACCTCGCCATCGTCGCCAAGAAGCTCCAAGAGCACCTCTCGGTCGAGTACGGCTCGACCGTCGAGAACAAAGAGGACTCGACCCTCATGAAGGCCGTGTCCTTCGGCATGGACATCGGGTCGAACTTCTCCAGTGGGCTCCCGGGCGGGGCCGACTTCATGACCCGCTTCGCCACCACCCTCGCCAAGACCATCTACCTGCCCAAGTCGATCCGTGAGAACCCGCTCTCGCTCTGCGAGGTGGTCACCCACGAGAACGAGCACGTCCTCCAGTTCATCGACACCAACGTCGAGTTCGCGTGGTTCTACCTCACGGACTCGGTGGCACGGGCACAGTTTGAGGCCGACGCCTACGCCAGTGGGATCGCCGTTCGTAGCTGGCTCACGGGCCAAGCCCCGACCGACAGCATCCCGTGGGTGCTGGACACTCTCGTCCAGAGCTACCACCTCAAGCCCGAGGACAAGCCCTACGCCGAGACGGCTCTCAAGTCCCACATGGCGAGCATCGGGGCGGGGCTGTACATGACCCGCTCGGCCCGCAGCGCCATCGACTTCCTCACCAAGAACTACCCCGACCTCAAGGGTGCCGTTCGCTGAACGGATACAGTCATGTCCAACACCCTTCGCTCCAAGGTCATCCGGCTCGCGTATCAGCAGCCCGACCTCCGACCGCATCTCCTGCCTCTTCTGGGCGCTCGCACGGCGGGCGTGAGCCCGGAGCTTGGTGAGCTTCTCGACGAGTTCACCAGCACGGGCGACCGGGATTCAGATGTCCTCCAACGTGGCGCGAAGGTCGTGAAGATCCTCGACGCCTACTTGGGCAAGAAAGGCGGGGCCGACGTGATGCCCACCTTCATCGACCTTGAGGGGGGCGGGGCCGCGCTTCGCAAGGCGCTCCTCGCTGGGAGGGGCAATCCCAAGGGCGTCGTCGAGAAGTACTTCGGGGCCATCCTGTCCGAGGCCGACAAGGCGGAACGACTCAACAAGGCGGAAGGTCCGACCCAAGGCGCTGACTTCAAGCGGTACGCCGAGGACATCAAGAGCTTCAGCAGGGCCGTCCTCTTCCACCAAGACTTCGTTCTGGACAACCTTGAACGCTTCGTGGCGTGAGTGAACGGGTGACGTGGGCGTAACGTCCACCATGCCCGTCACTCTCGTCTGGCGGACCGACGTTCACCTGTCGGACCACACGCCCCGCTCCCGCACCGACAACTGGACCGACACGGTTCTTCGCAAGCTCACCGCCATCGGCAAGATCGCCCGTGACGTGGGTGCCGCCGCCGTGATCGACGGTGGGGACTTCTTCGACATCAAGGCTCCGGGCCGGAACTCTCACGCCCTCATTCGTCGGGCCATCGAGGTTCACCGGGACTACCCGTGCCCGGTGTTCGCGAACGTGGGCAACCATGACTGCGTGTACGGGGACTACAGTTACCTTCCGCAGCAACCGCTGGGGGTGCTGTACGAGGCCGGGACGTTTCGACGCCTGTACGACGAGCACGAGGCCGTGTTCACCCTCCCCGGTGTCAAGGTGCGGGTGGTGGGCGTCCCGTACCACGGGGTGAAGTACGAGCTCGACCGCCTCGCCCGGATCACCCGTGGCGACGAGGACTACCTCATGGTGGTGGGCCACCTCCTCGCCAGCCCGACACAATCTACCATGTTCGACGCCGAGGACGTGATTCGCTATGACACCCTCGACCAGTACTCCGTTGTAGATGCGTGGGCGTTCGGTCACTGGCACAAGGACCAAGGGATCGAACACACTCCCGGTGGGAAGCCCGTGGTCAACATCGGGAGCCTCACCCGAGGGGCGCTCTCCCAAGACTCCCTCGACCGGGTTCCCTCCGTGGCGGTGCTGCGCTTCGACACCAGCGGGCTCACCATCGAGAAACTCTCCGTCCCTCACGCCCCGGCCAGCGAGGTGTTCGACCTCTTGAAGCGGGACAAGGAAGAGCTCCAGCAGACGATGATCGAGGAGTTCGTCGAGCACCTGTCGCAGACCTTCGCCCCGTCCGCCCAGAAGTCCCTCACCGACGCCGTGAGAGACATCCCCGGGGTGCCCGACTCCGTGCGTGAGCGGGCCATCGACTACATCGAGAGGGCAGGCGGGCGGTAGAGTTGCCCGTGACTCAACGCCACCTTTACTGGAGTTCGCTGGAGCAGTACGAGCTCTGCCCCCGGTCTTTTCTCTGGGGGCACGGGCACGGGACCATCGACCTTGGGCGCGGTCCGGGGCGATCCAAGGCCAAGCCCGAGAAGGACAGCAAGCACCACGCGGTGATGGGCATCGTCCTTGCCCGAGCCATCGAGCACCTTTACAACGACGAGCTCTGGCGCGAGGCCGAGCTTCTCGTCCAGCGGCTCATCGACCTCGTGACCCGCGAGTTCACCTTCGCCCTCAACGAGAACTACATCGATTGGAACGAGGCCCCGCCCAAGTCGGAAATGCTGGACGTGTGCTTGAAGGGGGTGACGGGCTACCTCAAGACGATGA